CATAATATTCTGAAAAAGATGCTTGAGCGCCAGATGATTTGTTTATCATCGTTCTTATGTCAGCATCATTAATTGATGCCTGAGTGCCTGTTGTTCCGCCAGCTTCTATATGAATATCATTTAAAGAAATGGCACCTGAAGATTGTAAAGCCATTATTTATCCTCTAGTTCTTTTACTCTTTTTTCTAACTCTTTAATTGCTTCTACTAAAAGACCTACTGTGTTTCCATAATTAATAGCTAAATGTTCTTCTTGCTCTTCATCTTTTAAATGGTCGCCTAATGCTTTAGCAGTATAAACAGCTTCAGGAAAAACTTTTTCTAAGTCTTGTGCTATTAGTCCTGTGCCTACTTTTCCATCTTTCTTATAGTTGAAAGTAACACCTTTCAATTGATTTACTTTATCTATGGCATTATCTATAACCTCTATATTTTCTTTTAGTCTTTCATCAGAAACACTTCCATAAGCGGTTATATTTCCTTCAGCTACAATATTTCCACCATTATCAAAAGAAATTAAATCATTACCATTTCCATTGCTGTAGTTTCTATAAAATAAACTATTAGTAGTCTGAATATAAAAATGACCAGCGTGAAATTGTAATTTTGCAGATTTTTCTCCAGTCCAGTTTCCATAGTTTCCTTCTATATCTCCATTGGCAGAAATTGTTAGTTCTGCAAATTCAACACCCGCAGTTGTATCTGTATTTTGGTTAGAAGTGTAAGTTGTATAACCCGCGCCATTCGTAAGCTGATTATTGTTTGTTGGAATAGTTGGAGTGTTGCTAAGATCTGCATAAGATCCGGAAGTTGCAACTGTAGCCAGGGAAGACAAATCTACTCCATCTACTGTTCCTGAAATAGTAATATTTCCTGTGATCCCAACATTTCCTGTGATAGCTACCGCGCCACTTTCATTAAAAGATGCAATAACTGCAGAATTTGCAGAATTTTTTATTTCTAAAAGCGATGCACATATTTGTAAACCGCCAGTTCCTATATCTTTTATTAAAGAGTTTGATCCATCGTGAAAAATTTCTAAAGCATCTGTAGTTCCAAAAACAGCTTTTTTATTATCATTAAAATTAGCTGAGTTAAAGCGTACATCAACTTCTGTGCCTGTAGCACTAAAAATATTATCAACACTATCTAAGTTACTGTTGATTTTTCCACCCCAACTGTCTACTGATTGCCCTACAGCTGGCTTAGTTAAATTTAAATTACTAGTAAATTGGTCACTCATATTTTTACCTTAATTAATTAGTTTTTTGGAGTTTTTGTTCTGTCCAACTGGTGTCGGGAACATTCTGCTTAGACCATTTTAACCTACCATCTATAGATATACTAGATAAAGAAGGAATAATAGTTTCTAAGAAATACCTTCTGTGAGCAAAAGGTATCACTTCGGAAGCTAACTCGACCTCAGAATTTGCTACAAGCAAAGACACAGTTTCTAAAGATCCGCTTCCTAAAGAAAAATTAGTCTGCACTAGAAGTGTTGAAGAGTCTAAATATTCATAAAGATAAGCTGTTAGATCGGTAGCTGAATTTATTGCTATTTGTGATCCGCTACTACCTTCTGTGCCTGTTTTTGTTGCGCCTATTCCTGAAGCTATAAGAGTGTCATCTGCTGTTGTAGATTTAACACTTGTCTGCGAGTTTCCGCTTTTATCTATAGCTTCCCAACCTGAAACAGCAGATCCATTAGCTGTATCGTGTGAAGTATCTCCTATAAATTGATAAACAGGTCTGCCACCTATAGTTAAGATATTGTAACCGCTTACCATTTGATAGCCGACAGAAACATTTATGCCATCGTCAACTGTTACTGCGTTTAGCACATATATATACGCCCAACCTGTTCCAGTATAAGAAGGCGTAGAAGATGTGTCTGCTTGAAATTTGTAAATTGTTCTTAATTTATTAGTTGCTACACCACCGCTAGTGGTCACCGCACTTGCGCCTGATAACTGCAAATATTCATTACCATTTGAGTCTGTTTTAGCGCTTATGTGGGTTATAGTTGTGTTATTTATGCCATAAGGCACTCTAGAAAGACCTAAAGTTTTTCCGCTTAGGCTACTATCACTTAGATCATAATTAATATTAAAATTAACAGGAACTTCTACTATCGCGCTACTTCCATCTATTTCTAGATTTCCATCAGATATAGCGACAGCTTTATTCATAGTATTGAATATAGGATTTAAGGTTGTGACTAAAGCTCTTGCATTACAAGAAGTCACAGCGCCTAAATCTATCTGAGTTGCCACAGCTGTTGATACTGTTGTAGCTATAGGATTAACTTCTGCTAAATCTATCTGTGTTCCTATAGAAGTAGTGCTTGTATTAGCTGTCAAAGATGACTCTGCTAAATCTATCTGTATGCCTACGACATCAGAAGAAGAATTAACTGTAATAGGCGCACTTACGATCAAATCAATCTGTGTGCCTATAGAAGCTATAGTCGGTTGCACTAGAATAAAAGTTTCAGGTTGATCCACCTGTGTAGCGTGTACTAAATGTCCGCTATTTTGTATTAATTCGTTTGGAACTGCGATAGCTAATCTCTGACCTGAAGAACTTGTAGAAGATGAGCTATTTATAGCACACCCAAAGCTTCCAAAAGTTGCATTACCTGTCGAAGATAAAGAAGCAACAGCATTAATCTGTTCGTTGGTTAAGCCAAAATTGAAATTGGCTTGTGTAGATATAGAAGCGGAAGCTTGAACTACCGCTTCTAGATCGTGATAAGTTAACTGTCCATATAAGGATCTGCCATATCTTTCCTTACCATAACCAGTATTAGCCATTTAGCTAACCTCTAGTTAAGAGTTATATCGATGGCAGAAGCGTTAAATCTCAAAACATCTCCTGTAGAAACTACTTTTGATGTTGTGAGAGTACCATAGGCTAAAAGGTTACCACTCGTAGCTGAGTCGTAAATTCCCATAGCCACTACAGTTCCATAATTTGCAGTTGCAGTGCTATATTCTATCGCAGACGAATTTGAAGCTGTGCCTGAAGAAACAGTAAATGTTCCTGTTTGCCTAGCATATCCGCCACCACTCACTTCAGTTCCACCAGTGCCATCTTCGCCAGGTGCTACTGTGAAAAGGGCAATGTGTAAAGTTGAAGGAGCAGAATAAGCACTCCCGCCAAAAACATGGTTTAGGACTGCGTCTTCTAAATAATTACTAAATGACATAATAGTCTCCTAATTTTTGTAATAATATTGGGTTGGTCTGTTTGAGTTTCCATAAGTTCTTCTTCTTTTTAAAAGACTTCCCTTACCAAAACTCGCGTTTTGTTGCTGAACTCTAAGTTCTTCTAAAGCTTTTTCAAATAGCTGTGTGAATAAAACGACTCTTTCATCTTCCATTAAATAAATAGAAGCGTGTTTAAGTGCGCCATATAAGTACACATCAGGCGCAGTCCTAGAAAGAAAATTTTCTGTGACTGTACTTGATAAAGGCGGAACTTCAGCATAATAAGTTAATTGAAGATTAAAACTTTTATCAGGTGTGGGCGCAAATTCTAAGGTATCGCCATCGACAGCAAAGTATCGTGGAGTTCCTTTTGCGTCTCCTGTTTTTGATCTATATAAATCTAAGCTTTCTAGAGATTGCTGAAATAAAGCCACAGGCGGATTAGTGTCTTGCAGATCCACATTAATTATTCCGAGAAAATCGCCCGGCAGTTGAGTGTACTGCGCGTCTAATACAGCTTGTGATCTTTTTATCTGATCTTTATGTTTGATCTTTCTGTTAATTTCTGACTCTACTTTTCTTATAAAGCCATCCATTTGAGCAGATAGATCAGTACGATTTAGATAATTAGCTATCTCTGTTTTTAGATCGTCATAGGTCATAACTTACCCTTCCAAGTTCTGAAAACTTTATTTTCGGGTTTATTCAACCATTTTCTCCACTCTTCTTGATCGTGATGCCAACCTTCCTGTACCGCTTTTTCCCAAATTACTTGTGGTACTTCAGCGACGTGACGAAAGTTTTTACCCACAGGTTGCTCACTCAAGTGATTTACATAAGCAAGTGTCCTGTCGATATTCTGAGTAGATACAGCAACAGTTTTATCATCTTCAGTTCTTAATTCCGAGATAAAACCATCTCTGACTGACATTAAAGTTCTCATAATTATTCAATTAATGAAGGGGAAGTTTCCTTCCCCTTCTAATTATTATGAAGTTGATAAATCAGCGATTAAGCCATGTGCTTGTTCGTGCATTCTCAAACCAT